TTTAGGAATAAGAGAATACAAATGAAAAAATAAAAGAATTAGAGACCAGAATTGAGAAATTAGAAAATATAATTATGTAGGGAACTAATGAAAGGAGAAAATAAAATCCGCACAATAGATAATGACCATCCTGTTTTCATAGTAGCTGAAATGTCAGCTAACCATCTTCAAGACTTTAATACTGCAGTCAAGATTATTAGGCAAGCAAAATGGGCAGGAGCCGATGCAATTAAAGTGCAGACTTTTACACCAGATACTATTACTCTTAATTGTAATAACGAATATTTCAGGCTAAAGGATGGGTTATGGAAGGGGTGGACGCTTTATGATTTATACAAGAAAGCATATATGCCTTGGGAATGGCAACCGAAACTAAAAGAGATAGCAGAAGAAGAGGGGCTGATATTCTTTTCAACCCCTTCGGATAAGACATCAGTGGACTTTTTAGAAAGTATAGACGTTCCGGCTTATAAGATAGCTTCTTTTGAGATTACCGATATCTCACTAATAAAATATATAGCCTCAAAAGGAAAGCTAGTAATTATTTCAACCGGGATTGCCACGATTGAAGACATATTAGATGCAATAGATGCTTGCAGGGAAGCCAATAATGACCAGGTGATATTGCTGAAATGTGTTAGCAGTTATCCGACACGATTGAAGGATGTTAACCTGAAATCAATATCATATATGCGAAGGCTTTTTGATGTGCCGATTGGACTGTCAGATCATACATTAGGAATATCAGTTCCGGTAGCTTCAGTTGCTTTAGGGGCTTGCATGGTAGAGAAACATTTATGTCTTCATAGGGCAGATAATAGCCTAGATGCTAAATTTTCTTTAGAGCCTGATGAGTTCAAAGCAATGGTCAAGGCAATTCGGGAAGTTGAAACAAGCATTAGGGAGGGAAGTATATATATACACGGATAAAATGAAAAAAGGCAGGGAATTATGCCGTTCATTATTTGCAGTAAAAGATATAAAGAAAGGGGGGATTTTCACAGAAGAAAATATACGTTCTATAAGACCGGGTTATGGACTGCATCCGAAACATCTAAAAGATGTATTGGGGCGGAAGACCTCGAGGGATATTAATAAGGGAACACCTATAACGATAAATAATATTTCTTCTCAAGTTATCACTTGACAGAAAATGTTATACAATTATTAAGTGAGGGGGGTATGTTTGGTTTGGGGCGTAAGAGTAAATATTATCTAAAAAATATTTATAGAAATGATAATGTGACCTATTACGGCATAAACCCACCTGCAATGGCAAAGCCGTTATGGGGGAACGGTGATGGAATTCCCCAAGAAGATTTAATTATCAACGCTATTGATACCCAGATAAGCCTGCAGAAGCTACAAAAAGAAGAAAAAGAGGTTATAGAGCTAATCAGTCAGGGTTATTCTGAAAGAGAAATAGCCGACCTCAGAAAAGTAAGCCAACCAAGAATCCACAAGATTAAAGAAAATGCCTTCAGACACTTGCGAGAACTATTGTCAACAGGATTAAGCGCAACGGAATTACAGACTGCGTAAATAAAATAGTAAGGAAAATAATAATATTGAAAGTAGTATTTCAAGCTCTTATAAAGAAAATGGAACAGAAAAGCCTTGTTTCATTAGATAAAGAATGCAGATTGACATTGCAGTTTAATGCTGATGATGATGTTATTGATAAAATTAACAGATTACATAAACCAGATGAATTAGTATATGTGGTGATTAGCAATGAGAAAAAGAATTAATTGGGAAATGATTAGACAAGATTATGTTTTAGGCTATACGAAGGATGGTAAGCTATATTATCCTTCTATGAGAGATTTAAGCAATAAATATGGAATAGGTTTATCAGTTATTGGCGAACATGCAAAGAATGATGAATGGGTTGCGCAGAGAAAAATATATCAGAACAAAAAAAGGACGGCAACTGAACAAAAAATAATAGAAAATTATTCTAATGAGGCAAGTCAATTTGATATTAAATGTTTTGCTGGGGCAAGAGATATTATTGAACTTACCGGGAAAAATATTCAAAGGTTAAACGCAAGTAAAGAACCTCTAACTTTAAGAGAGATTAAAGAGTTAAAATATTTAACCGAGATAAGATTAAATGCTCAAAAGGAAGCCAAACTAGCCTTAGGTGAAGTTACCGAAAATGAACAGCATCAAATTACATTCGAGATTGTAGACAGCAACAGCAATGATTAAAAGACCAAAAATAATAAGAAAATATTACGATTTTTTCAACCAGACTCCACCTAAAAGAGTTAACCTGCTTTATGGTGGTGCAGGCTCAGCAAAATCATACTCTATCGCACAGCACTTTATAAGAAAATTTTATGAAGAAAAAAATAAGAGATTTCTGGTAATCAGGAAAACATTACCAGCCCTACGGATAACAGCTTATAAATTAGTAACTGACCTAATAACGGAATATGGATTGCCTAAAAATTTAAACAAATCAGAAATGTTACTTACCTATGGAGATAACGAGATGTTATTTAAGGGCTTGGATGACCCAGAAAAAATCAAATCTTACGAGAGCAATTATATCTGGGTCGAGGAAATGACTGATATTACCATCGATGATTTTAGGCAGTTAATGCTAAGACTACGTAGAAAAACTGACGGGGTTAATCAGTTCTTTGGAAGCTTTAATCCTATATCGGAACTTCACTGGATCAAGAGAAAATTATTCAAGGGTATGCCCAATGTAGCCATACTGCATACTACATATAAGGACAATCCTTTTTTAGATCCCGAGTATATCAAAGAAATCGAAGACTTGAAAAATCAAGACGAGAACTATTACCGGATATATGCACTCGGGGAATGGGGTATGCTCAAGACTATCATATACACCAACTATGAGGTTATCGATTACAAAGATTATCCTACTTATGAAGAGGCAGATGAAGTTATATACGGTATGGACTTTGGATACAACAACCCATCGGCTATCATAGAGATCATAATAAAAGATGGGGTATATTACGAGAAAGAGCTTTTATATGAAACTGGGCTGACTAACCAAGACTTGATAGCCAGGGCGGAAAAATTGATACCAGACAAAAATAAAGAAATATATGCTGATAGTGCAGAGCCAGATCGCATCAAAGAGTTTCAGAATGCAGGATTTAATATCTTCCCTTCAGATAAAGGCAAGGGGAGCGTAAAGGATGGGATAGATTTCGTTAAGAGACAAAAGATAAAGATTACCAATGATAGCCCGCATTTAATTAAAGAAAAACAAAGTTATAAATATAAAGAAGATAAGGATGGTAATGTTTTAGATGAACCTGTTAAATTTGCTGACCATCTTATGTCTGCGGAACGGTATGCGATTAAAACACATGCCAATAAAACATATCCCGAAATAAGGTTTTTATAATTATGTTAAATATTGAAGAAGAATTATTAGCAATCGAAATACAGAATTACCTGAACGAGAAAGTACAGCAGATCACCAATGAGATGCTCGAGTCTTTTGAGGAAATTGATGATGTAGAAGTTAAAATAGAATTAACATACGGAGGGGCAATAAAAGATGATTTTTCGAATGATGAGAAAGCGAGATGATGCTGATTGAACATAATAGATATGGCAAAATCCGCACTGAACAATTTAAGGGGCAACAGGAACAGCGGTAGTAGTAAAAATAGATTTTTAAGCAGCTGGCAATACGATAGAGAATTATTAACTGCAGGAGACCTGACTTCCCAGATCAAAGCTTATAAAAGCTGGGTGTATATATTTGCTAACCGCAATGCTCTAGCAGTTGCCCAGACTCCCCTTCGTTTATATGTTGCAAAACCTTCCAAGTCAAGCAAACTGATTGTACAGACCAGAAGTATCGATAAAGAAAAGAAAAAATATTTATATAGCAATGCTGGGCTTGACCACTTCTTGAGGAAAGCAGCCGATGTAGAAGAAATATTAGAGCATCCCCTGCTTGACCTTTTTAAGAATGTTAATAATTACAGAAACCGCAATGACTTATTTACCCTTACCGAACTACATTTAGGCTTAACCGGTAATTGTTATTGGTATTTATTATTTAATAAATTGGGATTGCCAATTGAAATATGGCTAGTCCCACCGAATAAAATGAGGATAGTGCCTAGTGCAGAAGAATTTATAAAGGGCTATGTTTATTTTAAGGGCGCTGAAAAAATACCTTTCGATACTAATGAAATAGTTCATTTTCTGACCCCTGACCCCAATGATCTCTATTATGGCATATCTCCAGTAGCAGCACTAGCCAGGACTTATAATTTGAATGCTAATTTAGAGGAGTTTCAGAAAAATTTAATCAAGAATCAGGCGATTCCTTCGGGAATTTTAAAAACAGAACAAAAGCTGACTGAAGCACAATTCGAGGCCTTAAGGGAACGTTGGAATGCTAAATATACTGGGCCGGGTAATGCCGGTAAAACTCCAGTATTAGATAACGGTTTAGATTACAAAGCTATTACCATATCACCAAAAGATTTAGGAGTATTAGCAACCGATAAGAATGCGAAAGAAAAATTATGTAATGCCTTTGGGCAGTCGCTAGGGTTGTGGTCTGAAAATGCAACCGAGGCCAATGCAAAGGTAGCTTACTTATCTTTTATGAGAGATACTATCAGACCAAAACTGCAAAGCTATGAAGAAAAAATTAATGAGAAGATATGCCCGTTGTATGATGAACGGATATTTGTGGCCTATGATAACCCGGTACCAGAAGACCGGGATTATCTGCTTAAGAAAAGAGAAAGCGATTTAAAATATTTTGTAATAAGCCCGAATGAGGCAAGGGCGCAAGACGGTAAAGAACCTGCCGCATGGGGCGATACACCACTTATACCTTTTAATTTGATGCCTTATTCTTCTTCAACAACCTCCTCCTCCCAAGGTGATAGCGGGGGAAAAAGGATAAAACAATTAGATAGAGAAAAATACTGGAATGCTTTTATAAAACAAGTGACACCGATTGAAAGAAAATTTGCGAGGCAGGTAAGGCAGTTATTTGCAGAGCAGGAAGAAAAAGCAATGACTGCAATTAGAAAAAAATCAGTAGCTAAAAAGGATGTAGATGATGTATTAAACGTACCAAAGACAGAAGAAGAATTAAAAAAATGGGTAAAGGTTTTTCTCCCCGCTATCACCGAAACGGTAGAATATGGTGGAAAGCAGGCCATATATGAATTAGGTATAGAAATGGGTTTTGATGTTAAAGATCCTAGAGTTGTGGAGTGGATTAAGAACCATGCAGGAGAAGCAATAAAAGAAATTCAGGATACTACCCTTGAACAGCTAAGAAAAACATTAGCCGAAGGTGTAGTCAATGGAGAAAGTATTCCCGATTTAAGCAAAAGGGTTGCAGAAGTTTATAATGATGCGAAGGGATACAGAACAGATAGAATTGCCAGGACAGAAACAATAACGGCAAGTAATTATGGAAAGCTCGAAGGGTATAGACAAAGTGAAATAGTTAAAAAGAAACAATGGATAACAGCAAGGGACGAAAGAGTTAGAGAAGAGCATGCAGCTATGGATGGCGAAACAGTAGA